TACCCTCTTTAAGATGCTCCTGCTCCCATTCTAGGTCCAGACCCTTTTTCTTCGTGTAAAGGTCGTTTAGATGTTGTTGCATCTTCTATAACCTCCTCATAGGTTATTCGGTTTACTCTCGGATCATGCATTTCTCCAAGAGACTCCCACTTTATATCATTTTTTCCAAGTTTGTCAATGATAGCATTTTCTATGTCTAGTGGGCCATCGAGGGACTCGATGATAAAATCTGTATACATTCTATATGCGTATATTTGAACCCTGAATTTTTTCATAAATCTCACCGTATTTGTTGATTGTGGCGGAACTGTGTCCCGCCACAAAAATTTGATTATTACGCTCCTGGAGATCCGAAGATACCTCTAGGGTCTGATACTCCAAATGAGTATCTTTCTCTAGCTTTGTATCTAACGTTACCAGTTTCGAAATCACCTTCCATTGCAGTTTTCAATGGAGCTCTGTTGAACATTTTCATGCCGTTTGGCACGTCTGTTAAGATGTAGAAAGCATCTGTATCAGTTAGGTAGTTGTTCACTCTGTAACCTTGAGGAATCATACCCATTGATACGATTGCGTTAACATCGTTATCAGCTGTTCCAACTCTACCTTGAGATTTCATCAATCTCTCAGCAGTAAATTGAAGCTCAGAAGGAATGATCATTTTCACTCCTCTTGCTGCAACTCTAAGACCTCTCTCGTCAGTCATCTTACCGATGTCGATAAGAGCTTGCTCTAACGAAGTTTCGTTCAAGTCTGCGCTTGTTGATAGCTCGTTCTTGAAAGTTCCAGCTATCGTTGGATGGTTGTCAGCCATTAAAGCTACACCATCACCAGATTTGAAAGTTGTGAAACCGTTTATTAACGGATCAACAGCTTTTACCTGTTTAGCGTTTGACATTGATCTAGCTAAAGCTTTTGTATATCTAGACGCAAGTCTGTCATACAAGTTGTCCTCGATCGCTTCTTCAGTGATCGCGAACGCTAAAGCTACTGTCTCGTGAGTGTATCTCGCTGTGAAAGTTTCTTGTGCATCATCGTATGATACGCCTGCACCTTCAGCTTTCACTGCTGCGTTTGCGAAGCCACTTAACATTACTTCCTCTTCGAAAGCTCTGTCAGATGACTCTTCAGTATAAATTTCAGCGTGCTGATTTTCATACCTTTTGTACTCCAGCCCAAATAGTGCATTTAGGCCTGGTTCTAGTTCTTTAACTAGTTGTGCTCTTGATATTGCCATGATCTATATGCTCCTATTATTGCCAACTTAAAGCGTTAGTTAAGTATTGGTTAAGGTTCTGACATACTACAACAGTATGATTTGCTGCTGCTGTATCTTCGTTTTCAGGATCCTCAGCCGATCTTAGTAATCGCCATTGGTTAGCGTTGTTTGAGATACCTGCTGTTATTAATTGTTTGTTCGATTGTCCAGAAGTGTGGCTTCCTGTTGGAGCTCCTGCTGTAACACCGACAGTTTTTCCAAAGTTAGCTTGAGCGACTGCGCCGTCAATACCAGCTATGTATAACTGTAAAGGGTTATCGATAACAAATGCAGTGATATCTTCACTATTTGCTGGAGTAATAGGTTGTGCATAGCTATTCGCAAATGTAGGCTTCAAAGTTGTAGCCGCATTATAGAATATACCATTTAGCACACCGATTGATTTGTCAGTGATGTTAGCTTCTGCAGTTTTCATGTATCCAACTTTAGACTGAACTACAGTCCCTTGGAACAAGTCAACGTTATAACCAGCATCAATGAAGTATTTGCTTTGACCACCATTTGAAATGTTGCTTCCAACAGTTCCAGTAGGGATAAGACCAAAGCCAACAGTGTTTCTATTTGCCATAGTTATTACTCCTTATGTACCTGCCCTCGAAAGGGCCTCCAGTACGGTTTATATTAATTCAGTGATAGAAAATTATTTTTTTCCAGTACCACCGAAGCTTACACGAGATTGCCTATCAATATTGATTGGCATTCTCTTATCCTGCTCCTTCATAAGATCGTTATCGACTGCATCGCTTCGTTCCTTATGTCTATTCGACATATATTCCTGTCGCTGTTGCGCGATCTCTTCGGGTACCTTCGCAAGTAGAAGGCCACCGACCCCAATCACTCCCTTGTATTTTCCTTCTTCAAGGACTGGATAATCACTAGCGTTTTCAATTTCTTCGGCACGAACTAACTCATAACCTTCTCTTAAACGTCCGGTTAAATTTTTCGTATCTTGAAATCCTACGACTTCAGCTCTTATCCATCTATACCTGAATCCATCAGGTGCAGGGGGTGCAT